TACAGGTTGTTACCAGTTGTGTCTTGGTCAATCTTACCCGCGGTATTTGACTTCTGCGTGGCGGATGCTTTGCACATATTACCGTTCACGATAATGTCATAACCCCACAGCCCTCTGACCTGTCCACCTTCCACAGTCGCGGCGCTGAACACATCGCGGGTTTCAACTTCTGGCAGGGCAAGTGTCTTCCAATGAACATTCGGGTCAATGATGAGCGACACCCTGTTTCTGTCCAAAGCATTCCTTCCGCTTGTGCCGAGCAGTTTTACGGTTTCGAGATAATCTTCTACACCGAGAGAGCCAGCGGCAGAGCGGGAATTGGCACTGTTGGTCACCAATGGAACTACGCGGAAACCATCAAACAGCATAAACCAGTCAGTTGCGGCAGGTGTTCCTGCGATGTCGTTAATGTTCTGGACAGAGGTTGCGTTGTTATCGCCATCAATGACAGCGGATTCAAGATAGTCCTGTCCCGAATATTGCAGTTGCTTCATTAATTGGGGCATCCAAGGAATCAGCGAATCCTCTTCCATTTCGCCAGTAAAGATTGTGCGCCCGCCAAGTTTGGAGAGCGTCAAGGTCTGGTTTCCGGTCTGGATTGGTGAGTTTGCGACAGTCGCGGCAGGCACTTTCAGCGTTGAGTCAATAGCGGTTGCCTGTGCCATCTTATAAAAGATGGGGTCAGTTGATTCGAGCGGGATTACTATGGATTCCATACCCTGCGGAACTTCAACTGAATATGGCGCGAGTTTCTGAATGACATTCGATTCCATGCGGATTCTTTCCCACAGGGAGTTAGAATATGCAACACCAACCCACTCATCACCATAAGTGGCATAAGTGGAATAGTTTACTTCATCCGCCTTGATTCCCGCTGATTTCATCGCTTGACGACCATAAGAGCCAACTTCGGTCTTATCGGATTCAAGTTTTGCGGCGAGCGACTTCAAAGCCACATCAGAGATTGGTTTGTTCTTTTCTTGCAGGATTGCAACCATTAACGCTTGTTCGCCAGCATCCATGTTGTCAAATTTGCTATCGGCATATTTCAGCACAGTAGGAAATTCAAGGTTTGGTAAGCGCAGGCGGGCTTTCAGTTCTTCCTCAGCCGCTTTGGTTGCTTCATCTTTTGCCTGTTTCTTAATTTCGGCAATTTCATCTTCGCGGGCTTTTACCGCATCTTCCGCTGATTTGCGAGCATCAAATTCTGCTTTGACAATCGCGCTGACATCGGGGATACTTTCGGCAACTACCTTCTTAATTTCATCGAGGGTAACGCCCTTCACTTCGTTTTCATTATCCATTTCAATACTCCTTGTTAAAGTTTTATTGTCGGACTTTTCAACGCTTGTGTTGGGACTTTGCTGTTCGCCTTCTCCCTCGACCTCTAACGATTCAAGTTCGGCAATATTATACATCATTTTTAGTACAGGTGTAGCAATAGCGTATTGATTAGCAGGCATCATCTTGTCTGTCAAGTTGAACAGACTAATCTCAAACATAGGCCAGTGGCGGATTTCGCCAGTAACCTCATTGATTCTGCGTAAGTGCGGTGCTGTTCCGCTTGAAGCGCGAGCCAGACCTTGTTTTGCGGCTTCCCACACCTTTTGAGCGTATTCGCTCGCCTTATCAAGAGCGATGCGCAACCAAACGCCATCCTGTTTGACGGTAATTTCTTTGGTTTCGCCCAAAGTTTCTGGGTCGCCCATCGGCTTGCCATCTTCGGAATATCCGTGATACCACACGGGGAGCGGTCTCACCTTATCCAGATAGAACTTGGTCATGGGTGTAAAGAACTCACCATCCGAGTCTTTGTTCGACACATCGCCAAAAGGCGCGGCGAGAACATCCAACTCCCAATCACCTATTGCTTTAATATTTGTTATTTTCATTGTTCCTCCTACTTTTGAGTTGGCGATTTGGATTGCTTTTGCATCACAATCCTCCCCGCCTTCCGCTTGACATGATTTTAGCACACCATTCGCGATAGAAACCCACTTCTTCTTTTGCTCGGGTGTTAAGCCCTTTTTATGTTCTTCCACATCATTTATAGTCCACGGCATATTAGCCTCCTTTATATTTTGGGAAGTGAATTTACAGCATCACCAAGGGGAGTGTCTTCACTCCAGTTTCCTTCTCTTGCCCACGGATTTACGCCAGTTATATGCCATGTAAGCGCCCGACCAGTAATAACATCGCCAGTTGCGTTTACCCACGCTTGAATAGCGGCGACCATTGCCTGTTCGACAATAGGAGCTATTATTTGAGAAAGTGCCAAAGTTGTAGGCCATCCAGTCCAAGCTGCATATTGTGACTGCATTTTCATACTATAAAGATATTTGGCGTATTTCACGGTGTTTACAATAAGATAAACTAATTTGCCTGTTGGTTTTATTCTCCACCCACCCTGTGCCAAACCAGTCCTTGAATATGGCGGAAGATAAATACCCTGAGAAAAAAACCAATAATGCTGTTTGATTGTTTTAAAGGGGGACATATAAGTTATTCCAAGGCGCTCATCAACAAGTGGTCTTAATCCATATACCGCCTCCATAGAAAGGTGCTTTTCAGGTGGCGCTTCAGCTTGTGTGGCGGCAAGAGCTGGTCCTTGACCCGCAACAACGCCCATTTTAATTGCTTCTGGCGCAGTTGTAAATCTGCCAGCTAGTCCTCGGTAATTATCAGCAAAACTTACCTTAAAACCAACAATCGGTCTTGTCATTTATCAATTTCCCTGTTAAACACATCCTTTATCTCATCAACAGAGTTGCATTGGCGAAGTTCGCCACGAATCCTGTTTTCCGCAGGAATTGAAATATATTCACATACAAAGTCCCGCTTTGTCTTTTTACCAAAATGCCTGACCTCAAAATTGCGCCATGCCTTCATTTCTTCTTGCGAGGTCGCATCGCCGCGAATATCGGTATCTTCACCGCCCTGCCTGTCCCTGAATTGGAAGTCACCGCCAGAATTAAACGATGAAATTTCTGAAGCAAACTGATTGCCTTTCTCATCGGGGAGCGGCTTATCATCCCAATATTTCTCGCGAGTTTCATTAATGGTATGTGTCGTTGCATATTCCCGCATCTGGCGCAGTCGCAGTAAGTTGTCAGTAACACGGGGGTCTTCATGCTCGAATACAAGGTCATCACCATACAAGGGAAGAATATTATTTGTAAACTTTTCGTCGACCATTTTCAGGTATGGGTAGAGAGTATATTCGGTGAATGTGGCTTTACCTATTCTTGCACTCGCCTCGGTTGAATCTGGACTAATCATGGAAAGCAGTCCGGGCGCATAGACAGAAAATATCTCATCCCTGTTCATGTTTCTTCCGCCTATAAACTCCATATCTGCCTGACTCATGCCCATCTCAATCCAGTTTACGCCAACGCCAACATTCCTGAGCAACATTGGACCAAAGCGGCTTGTACCACCCCATTGTTCCTGCACTTCCCGCTTGACCTTATTGAAGGCGGCATCGTCTATATTATCCTTGAAAGCCAAAGCGCCAGGAATTTTTGCATTTTGTTTTGCAAAGAAGTTTGTATTCCATTCCTGCATCTTCAGGTCGCCATGAGCAACCATTCCAATAGACTCTACTGGTGAAAGACCAACAAAAAGATTATTAGGATTGAATGTCTTTAGGTGGTCTATCCTGTATTTAGGTATCTTAATTATCTTACTAAGACCCGCATCATATTCATAATGAGATATGCCAAGTTTCTCGCTCAAAACTGGTTTAATATTCGGTGTTGGGATTACCCATAATTCAATGGGGGGAGTTGTCTCGTTTTCCTGAACTTTATAGATATAAGAATTTCCCGTAAGCAACAGATAAGCAAATATACTTTGAAAATAGTCAAATCTGTCCTGCTCGGGATTAGGTCGGCGCAACAGCCTTTCAAATGGATGATTAATAACGGGGTTTGGCTTGTCACCAACATACTTTTTTACTTGATAATCAACAGAGGCAGCGGCGTATGACACAAGGTTTACCGCAATATTCACCCATGATAACTTCCTGTAAAAATCTGCCTGATTTCCATAGATTGACGGGTCTGGAATACCACCATACATATTGACAGCGGCAGATGCCGTATACCATTCCGGCGCGGGCTGTGGCGCTTCTTTTTTTACATAACCTATACTCGATGCGATTCTATCAAGCAGGCTCTGGTTCTTCTGCATTTTGTTCCTCCTCGATTACTGACTTATTATTAAGAAATAACAAGTCTGCGCCTTTGGGAGTTGAAATTTCATTGTAAGCGCCAGCACTTGCATCTGCTATATCATCATGTTTCAAATCAGGTTGTCCGTGCATGTGATAAAGCCATTCTTGATTCCATTCACCTTGTAATAACTTAACATTCCCTATTCTCGATTGTGCGGATAGGGGCTTCCATTCAGTAAGTTTATCACCAGTCTTGCGTACTGACGAAGCGTCTACATTTGATAACAGCATTGTGAGGCGACGACTCTCGCGTATAGAAGCGCTTCCAGGCTCGAGTTCCCATCTGCACGAATAAAGCGTACCGTCATTAGTACTGCGTAACATATCCTGCATGGTAACATCATAGAACAGTTGGTCAATGTCTTTGGGCGCGATTTGCTGTGCGACACAATCAATGATGAAGAAAGTTCCGTTGACATACCGCATAAGTACAGAAGCTGTAAAGTCGGGGTCGTTTTTCTTTTTTGCATAAGTTTTTTCTGTGGCGGCAAAGTCCCAATACCGGCACTCTATTCCTCCTTTTGGAACATCATTCACAATCTCATACCATTCCTTGTTGAAGATATTTCCTGCACTTGGTTTAATTTTCCAGTTACCACCGCGAATAGGGTCTCCAAGCAACCTCTCTCTGTCAATAGTGGACTGCGCCATGAGGTTAGCAAGGTAATCTGGGTCTTTATCCATCAAAATCTGGTTATCATATATTGTAGAGGGTATAAAAGTGACTGACTTGGGTAAAAAGCCAGGATTGTCGCGAATTAGCTCTTCTCTTGTGTCTCCCCACACCAAAGTCTCGTTTTTCCGTATAAAGTACCTTAGTTTACCCGCTCTTTCCATATTAGCGTATCCATCGGGCGAAATCCACCAAGAAAGGAACTCTCCGAGCCAGTTTGGTTCTGGATTGGCGGTTGCTCGCACAAATGGGCGTACACCACAGGTAGAGCGGTTACGAGAGAGCAGGTAGAAGAACTGACTTTCCTCAAAAGTTTCAAGTTGGTCGAACTCGAGAAGCGGAATCTGAGCTCCTTTCCATTCAAGAGCAGTCGCCTCATACTGCAGATGAGAGAAGCGGACTCGATTATTAAATGGGGGAAAGGCAAAGTCAAGGCGGGTGATGTTGGCTTTAGCGCCAAAATTACCATACCACATGTTCGCCTCGTCCCAAAGACCGCCGAGATTGGTGATTTCGGGATAGGAACGCCTGAAAATGACAGCACCGAAGCCTGGAACTTTGTCTATGTACCTTAATGGCTCGATCATCAGCGAAAAGGTCTTACCACCACCCGCAGCCCCTCCCATAATGGCTATATCGGCAGGAGAGGTGTTAAATATCTCTTGTTTCGGCTGTAACCGTATTTCCATCGTCTAATTCTTTCGTATCTTGGTTAAAAGTGTCCCTCTCGTTATGTGGTAAATACAAAATTGTCTGAGTTTTGATAGCGCCACCATCAAGACCAGTGTTCTCAAGACGCTCGACATACCCGCGCTCTTTGCCTAAAGTCTTAAGCGCGAGTTGTATCGCCCAAGGTTCTCCGTTCAGGACGGCAACGCGCAGTCTGGATTCGGCAAGGTCAATCAGTTCCTCGCGAGCCATCTTGATGGCTTCTTTTACTTTTTCGCTTGACTTGGCTCTTTTGTAGATAGCATCGCGGGTAAGTTTCAAATTACGAGCCGCGACCATGATTAGACCATTAGCTTGAACGATTGCGTCACAAATCTCGTCTTCTGTATAATGCTGTTTCTGAACAGTATCTTCAGTTCTTAATTCCCATACTTTTTGTGTTTCCATATCAACCTCCAACCAATTCAGGCGTAAGTCCGGTATGCTCAGACCAACGCTCGAG